AAATAAAAAAATAAAATATACAAACAAGAAAAAAAAAAAGGAGGAAAAAAAAAAAAAAAAAATTTTTTTTTGTTTTTTTTTCGTTATAATATGTTCACGAATAGGTGCTGAAAGTCCAGTGTATTTTTTACTACCACCAAAAAGATTTTTTCTGTTTGTGCCATCGAGCCCTCGGAGTCCACTTGGGAGTGCTTGACTGTATTCAAACTTATCCTCCTTTTTGCTATTAGCCCCCAAAGGGTTGTTCGCCGCACAATGCAGAAATAACATATAAAATAAAACGTTCTTTGCTGTTACAAGCGTAGCTAAATGGTAGTTTTCTTATAAAATCGCAAAAACGCATTATGGTCGCCCCCCTTCGGCGGTATTCATCGATATACTCAACGAAAAATAAATACTCCTAAAACACTCTTAAAATTCTCCTGACAAGCATTGCACAAAATGTTATGATTATTACAGTCCCCTAAGCAAACTCACACGAGTTACTTCCGGTGCTTGCGGGACACCTACAGCTTCATATGCCGGAAGCGTTGAAGCGTTCAAGAAACGGACTGTTTCTGAATCCCTTCGCTTTCATCGGCGAGCTTTGCTGTGCATTTTCAGCCTCCGTTTCGAGAGAAATAGGGGCTATTTTGCATCCACAATCGCCGTAAACCACATCATCTCCTCATTATAACACATTTTTCAGGGAAAGTAAAGGCTTTTCAAAAATATTTTTTCCTTCCCCGCAAAGAGATTACCGACTTATCGGCTCAGCGTAATAGCCCCACTCACAACCCAGTCTGTTAGGCATTCATGCCTTTTAAATAAAACCAATCAAAGGAGTAGCGCCATGAAAATCAATTACAAAGATGTGGACGGACGCATCGTCCAACTCGAGGTTTCCGATGATGTCGGTAACTTCTACCTCTCATCCATTAAAGAGGAAGAGAGCAACAACCGCCGAGAAACCCGCAGGCACACCTCGCTTGCCGACTTCACCCACGAAGACAGAAGATACTTCGACAGCGGAGTAGACATTCAGAGGAGCATTGCCGAAGCGGATGCAGTTCGTTTTGTGCTGGACAAGCTTACCGCAAGGGAGAGATTACCTTCGAGGGAAACAATCACTTGAGTCCCCTTATACTGGCTTGCATCCATCGTATTCGCCACATTTTCACCGACAGTCATAGCGTACTGCCGCTCATTGAATACCATCGGGCAATTCCCACCGCCCATCCCCATCTTGCTTGTAAGACACTGCACCAATTCGCTCTTGTCAAGCGTTATCCGCAAATCGCTCGGATGGTTGTGTACGGCGATTGCGTGACCGTGATGTGCTTGCAATGTGTAGACAGGCTCGCCGTTCTCGGCAACACCAAAACCTGTGCCGTCCGCCCTGTCCTCACGGAGGGCGACTTGCGTGTTAATCGGGTAGCAAGCCACTGTCTGATTATCGCCAACGTGTGCTTTCAGCGCACCAACATAGTTATCCCAAACGTGAGCAACTTTAAAAATGCATTTTCCGTTTCGACTTTTGGTTGCCCGCCGAATTTGTAAATAATGTGCAGTATGATTTGAAAATCGCTTTGCATTGCTCTGTAATACGAATTCGCAGCAGTAACGTAAGGACTGAGTTTCAAATCCTTTGTCATCCTGCCGATTCGTTTATTAGTCGCTTTGCAAGCAAGGAAACCGATTCTGTTTATCACGTAATCGTCAATGACGTTAGGTGGGACAAACCCCTCGCACCCCATCGCCTTGATATAAACGAGGATTTCGTTTCTTACGGTTTCCGCAGACGGTAACACATCTGCCGCTTCTTTCATAGCCATAGCATGATATTCTTCGAGCGTGTTTTCATACTTCACTTTAACAGGAACAGGGAATTTCTTTTCAGGCACAAACCCTGCTGTATTTTTAGCTAAAGCGTTTTCATCTTTGTTCTTTTTCGGTCTACCTGCACCGACCCGCGCACCGCCGTGTCCCATGACATCACCTCAAAACTTGAATATTTTGAAAAAACTTGAAACTTGAATAAAGCAAAAGTTTTCACGAAACCCCACGCCCGCTCGATGTGTCGTTCGATTTAACAATATCGACCGCCCCACCGTTCGATAAAAAAAGCTCTTGACTTTTCCGTTCGAGTGTGGTATAATGAAAATAAATTAAACGAAAGAGGTGATTTCCATGTTGCAAGTGACCGCAACCGACTTCAAAACCAACCTCGGCAAGTACCTCACGCTTGTCGGGCGCGAGAACATTCACATCACTAAGAACGGGCGCGACATCGCTATTTTGTCCGCTCCGAAAGAGGCTCACAGTTGGGTCGATGACATGATTGGTGTCATTCCGAATCTCGGCGACGACTTCGATTTAAAGAAATTCAAAGCGGAAAGGTTGGCGAAAAAACATGAAAGTATTGATTGATACCAATGTCATCCTCGATGTTCTCATCGGGCGAGAGCCGCACCTCGAACACTCCGCAGGGGTTTTGCGCCTTTGCGGAACGCAGGTCTCGGGGTTCGTTACCGTCAGCCAAACCACCGACATTTTCTACTTGCTGTGCCGCGAAAAGGTAAAGCCTACCAAAGCCAAGGAGTTAATCCGGCGGCTTCTCGAAAACGTGAAAGCAGTGGACGTTTTGGTTTCTGATGCGAATATCGCACTTAATTCCACGATGGACGATTACGAAAACGCTCTCATCGGGTATGTCGCCAAGCGCAATAAAATCGACTACATCATCACTCGCAATCAAGGCGATTATGCCGATTCGCCTGTAGTGGCTTTATCGCCGAGTGAATTCCTACAGAAGTTTTTCGCTTAGAAACAGTCGCCCTGCTTCGCATGAAGCCGACTATGGCAACTCGCACACAACACCTGCAAATTCCCGACATCGTGAGTACCGCCGTCCATCAGCTTGACTTTGTGATGCACCAACACAGCAGCCGTGAACCTCCCGTCAGCCTTGCACAACTCACACAGCGGATTCACTCGCAGGAATGCCGCACTAATCTTCCGCCACGAACCGCCGTAGCGTTTTGCGGAGTCGGGGTCACGGCTGTAGCGATTGTACCGCCGTGCCTCGGCTCTGGAATGCTCGTCGCAGAATCGCTTGTCAGTCAAAGCCGGACACCCCGGAAATGCACACGGTTTCTTGGGTTTATGCGGCATAGCGACCTCCGATTTTTGGCATAACAAAAGCCGCCACGGTCACCCGTAACGGCTCTTTGCGCACTTTTCTATTCTTAGTATAACACACCCGATTCGGAAGTTCAACATCACTGACTATCTCATTTTGTCCCGTTTTGTATCAGCTTTTCGATTTCACTCAAAGCCACATTGTGAAGCCGATGAACGTGGGCGACACTGATGTACAAACCCGCGGCAACATCGCCCCACGTCTTGTTGCCGAGATACCGTTTCACCAAAATCGACTGCATTGTCGAATCCGACACAGACAAAATCACCTCGTTGACCTCGTCCAACTTGACGTACAGTGCGTCCATTCTCTCCTTGAAAATCCGCAACCGGACTACAGCGTCCTCGTTTTTGCGGACGTTGCGAGTCGCCGACTTCGTGCTATCGAAGCTCGGTGAAACGTACTCCGCGCCTGCAGTAGGTAGGATTTCGCCGTCATGACCTCACGCTCCCCTCTGTGCAACCGCTCCACGACACGGAATTCTGCTTAGTGCCGCCCGCCGTGACGTTCAGCACTGCACCGCAAAATTCGCTGTCGCTATTGCGGCAACACACCGCTGTCCACGTCCTCGTACTCGCCGATTTGTCCGGCTGTGCGTACTCGCACCTCGCACACTTGATTTTCTTCATAAGCCCTCCAGTTCCGCACGGACAGCATCAATCAGCGCAGTCTGCGTTTGGTCTTTCTCGGACAACGACAGCATTATCTGTTCGTCAATTGTTCTGGCAGTGATTATGTGGTGGATTACCACCGTTTCGGCGGACTGCCCTTGCCGCCATAATCGGGCATTGGTCTGTTGGTACAGTTCGAGACTCCACGTCAGTCCAAACCAAATCAGCGTACTGCCGCCCGACTGCAAGTTCAGCCCGTGACCCGCACTCGCAGGGTGGATTACAGCAATCGGGATTTCCCCACAATTCCACTTTGCAATGTCCGCCGAAGACTTCAACTCCACGACCGCAAACCGTTCATGAATCCGCTGTAAATCGTGCTTGAACCAGTAGGCGACTAATACGGGCTTGCCGTTTGCGGCTTCGATGAGGTCTTCCAATGCATCAAGTTTGCGGTTGTGGATTTGGTGGATTTCCCCATCGTCGCCGTAGACTGCACCTTTTGCCATTTGGCAGAGTTTCCCGCTCAGACCGGCAGCATTGGCGGCGGTGATTTCGCCTGCAGGAAGTTCCAAAACCAAGTCCCGCTTGAGTTTGTCGTAGCGACTTCGCTCGTTATCGGACAGCCGCACAGAATGCTCTACAATCAGCAATTCCGGCATTTGTAGGTGGTCGGTGGACTTCATGCTGATTGTGATGTCGCCGATTTTGTCGTAGATTCGCTGCTCTGCATCGGGGAGCGGCTTGTAGGAAAAAACCACTTGCCCGTTCCTCCTGTCGGGAGTGAAGTAGCACTCTCTGTACTTCCCGATGAACCGCCCGAGCCGCTCGCCCTTGTCGAGTAGCCGGAATTGCGCCCACAAGTCCATCAGCCCATTTGCGGCAGGAATTCCCGTCAGCCCTACAATGCGTTTTACTCGTGGTCGGACTTTCATCAGCGCCTTAAATCGCTTGGAAGTGTGTGACTTAAAACTTGACAATTCATCGATTATTAAAAAATCGAAATCGAATTTGCAATTCGCAATTAACCATGCCACGTTCTCCCGATTGATGATGTAGATGTCGGCTTTGGTGGCGAGTGCGGCGAGACGTTCCTGTTCAGTCCCGACTGCAACGGCGAATCGCAAGTTTGACAAATGCTCCCACTTGCGGATTTCGTCAGCCCAAGTGTCTCGTGCGACGCATAACGGTGCGATGACAAGCACTTTGCGGACTTGGAAATAGTCGAACAGCAGATTGTTGATTGCTGTCAGAGTGATGACCGTTTTCCCAAGTCCCATCGACAGCAGAATCGCACTGACGGGGTTGCTCTCGATGAAGTCAGCGGCGAATTTCTGGTAGTTATGCGGATTGTATTTCACGAATCAGTCCTCCAATCTGCCCCATATCGTCAAGCACGAACACTCGGAATCCTAACCGCCGTAACAGTTCGTGCCGTGATTCCTGTAATGGACGTGGCTTGCAACCCATCGCCTTGACTTCCACGAATGCAACCCGTCCGCCCGGTAAAAGCAGGAGCCGGTAGGGCATTCCGTCAAAGCCGGGGCAGGTGAGTTTTGGGGCAATTCCACCTGCCGCCTTGACAGCCCGGGCGAGTTTTTGCTCTATGGTTTTTTCGCTCATGTGAACCTCCTATAATATAAATTACGGTCATTATTGTTTTTGGTTAGCTACCAACAGCAGACCGTCGCTGTCTAAATCGGGGTATAATACTGTGAGTGTCGGATGATGTT